CGCAAAGTAGTTCGCCATTCGTGTAGGCGAGGAAACGTGGTAATAGGGAAAATGTTTGAGTTTATCGTGAAATGCGCCGTCGCGGCTACATCTGCCGTTTGCGTTATGGTTGCTAAGAAGATTCTGGATAACCAGAAGTCCGGCTACCAGCAAGCACGCCTGGCTGCTAAAGCTAGGTATGATGAAGTTGCCGCCAGATTCAGCAAGAAAGCTGTTACAGTTATGGCTGAATTGGATGTTATGGATGACGCTGATGCCATCCTTGACGTTGTTTCCATGGATACCGTTAATGGGGCACCCTTGGTGTGCGCTTATCGGCTTTCGCGCGTTGTCCGCGCGGCAATGACTAACCCATGCAAAAACCGTGCTAACATCTTGGTTGCTAGTGACAAATTGAGGAAGCTGATGGACGAGCGCAATATGCGTGACCACCAAAAATTGGCTGTCTTTAATTTGGCCTTGGTCATGGTGTTCATACGGGATAAGCGTGAGTTGGAAGCTGAGATGTTGGAGGACCTTGTGTCACCGACATGGCGCGCAGCAAAGAGGGTCGCTGAATAGTGGTGCCGTGTGGTAGGTTGGGGGAGGGAGGCTTTGCCGGGCCTAACACATCCCCTCATCCGAGTCAAGGACCGCATCGGTAAGCTTAAACTCCGCAGAGTGCGTGGTCTTGCGCGCTCTGTGTGGAGCAACATTATTGTTTATAACAACACTGTTTCTGTTGCACTCAGAGCATTGACTGAGAGGTTATATTTTGTGAAAAACCGCAATGGACCTGGTTTTGTTGAATGTCCCAAACCCTTGAGTGGGGCGTTCGATGAAGTTAAATACTTCGCGAGCGCTTTGCGGAAGCGTATCCCAGCACTTCCTCCAGTTTGGAGTCGCGAACAATTCGTCGACTCGTACGCTGGACTGAAGCGGCAAAGGTATGCTAACGCGCGGCAGCGTCTGATGTTGGGAGGCATTAGTCGCAAACACTCGTGGTTGAAGACTTTCATCAAGGCTGAGTTCTATGATGCAACAACGAAGGCAAACCCTTGTCCGCGGTTGATTCAGCCGAGGTCCGATGAGTACAATGTGGAAATTGGAAAGTATCTGCGCCCTGCGGAGAAACTTGTCTACAAGGCGGTTGATCGCTGCTTTGGCCACCACGTTGTTCTCAAGTGTGATCCCCCGTGGGAGCGGGGAAGGCACCTCCATGCGTACTGGTCGGAATTCTCCAAACCTTGTTTTGTAGGTTTGGACGCCAGCAGGTTTGATCAACATGTCTCTGCTGACGCTCTTCGGTTTGAACATGGGGTTTATAATTCCATATTCAAATCTAAGGAACTTGCTAAACTTTTGTCTTGGCAAATCGACCAGGTTGGATATGCACGCATGTCTGATGGCTGTCTCCGGTACGAGGTTACGGGTTGTCGCGCTTCCGGTGATATGAATACCGCATTAGGTAACGTCATCATCATGTGCGCCATTGCTCACGCTTACCTGAAAGGGTTGGGCTGTGAGTGGAGGTTCATTAATGATGGTGATGATTGCGGTATATTCATTGATGAGCGCGACTTGGGGAAACTCAGCGGTTTGTCAGAGCACTTTCTACGATTTGGTTTTGAACTCGACATAGAACAACCCGTTTATGAGTTGGAACATGTTGAATTTTGCCAGTCGCGTCCAGTCTGTGTCGGAGAAACGTTCATGATGGTCCGGAATGTGCATAAGGCACTTCGACAGGATGAATTTTTCATTGACAATAAGGATTGGTGCAGTGCTGACGTCATCCGCCATGCCACCGGTGTGTGTGGGTTGTCCCTTTACCAGGGCATCCCTGTTCTTGATGCTTTTTACTCCAGCATGCTTGGCAGTAATGTCGACCAGAATCAACTTGGACGGTTATTAACCACTAAGCAAGGATGGATGTTTCATGCGTCTAAGAAAAGGCCATTTGCTGTTGATGTCGATGTTACCCGCGCATCTTTCTATAAGGCATTTGGTTTGCTCCCTGACCACCAGGTGGCTATTGAGCAGTCCCTCCGGGCGCGCGTTATCGCAGGACCCGAATTGCACCAAATTTCCCCTTCGTTAACAGATAAAACAGGTGTATATATTTAAATTTCTTTTCGTCCATATGGCTAAGAGGCGTGAAAATGTTAGACGTCGTGTCCGCCGTCGTCGCAATAACGTCAGCTTGTTTGCAAATATGTCTGCTTATCAGCAGCTTTTACATAACCCGTGTACTTCGAGTCTTGTGTCTCCATATGGAGGTGAGGCCGGCATCGTCCAACGATTTACCGGTGACGTATCCATAGGTAATGCAACTGGCACTTGTGGGTTAATTGCACTTTATCCTAACCTCAACGCTTATGGTGGTTTTGCGGCCGCGGCTAGTAATGTTGCCACGGCTGTAACCACTAGTCCTGCTGTTGCTAGCTCGTTTATGGGGTCTAGCGTCCAGAAAGCCCGTGTTGTTGCGGCCTGCTGTGAACTTATCCCATCCGCGTTGAGCTACAACAACATTACGGGTGATCTTGCTGTTGGGGTTATTGGATCTGACGTTATTGCTGGAGGCGCTTCTTACACGGTTGATGCCATCTATGCGTTATTATCCGAGCGTGATGTGTTGGAGAAGAAGTCATATGAGGTCAAGTGGTTTCCTGGTACACAGGATGACCTGTATGGCCGTCTTTCTGGCGGTTCTTCACTTATCACGTCTGCAACCGGAGGTTCTGGCCAGAATTGCATCGTGATAGCTTGGAAAGGTATACCAGCTACCACGTTAATCAATTTTCGGTTTACCATCGTTTATGAATGGGTCCCTCAGGTTGCCGTTGGTGTGGCGACTAGCGCCGCCCCACAGATGGCACAACCGTGGCAAAACGAGTCTGCTGCATTACACTCTTACAATCCCAGTTGGTGGACTGGGTTTGCCCACGCTGTGGCTGGGTTCAGCTCCAACGTGAGGCAAGCCGCTTCTATGGATGCCACTATCCGTCCTATTTACCAGTATCTCCAACCAATCAATGCTGCGCGAACCGCAGTTAACGCTATGCGTCGTTTGTTGTAACATTGTGTTTTGTTGGGCACATGGTTGAGTTTGCAGCTCATGTGCGAGTGCCATGGCAGAAGCAGCGAAGATCGGAAGGTGCGCCGATTAACAACTGAGCCGGTGGAGCTTTGGCACTCTTGTTGGTAGGGTAGTGAAGGTTCGGGGGCTGAAGCCATATAAAACCCCCAC